CACCCTCCCCCACCCCTGCCCGCAAGAAGCGTCCAGCCCCTAAGCGGCATAAATACGGCGAACACGGACAGGTGCTGCTTTCCGATGAGGAATACAAGCGCCTGGTGGCCGACCTTGGCGAGGAGGAACTAGCCCGGTGCATCCGCTACATCGACGAATCTGCAGCCTCCACCAAGAACAAGAACGGCTGGAAGGACTGGAACATCGTCATTCGCAGATGCAGCCGGGAAGGCTGGGGGCGTAATGTCAGGCAGGCGGCCACCGCCAAGGTGGACACCCTGGGCGTATTGCGCCAGATGCTGGAGGAGACCGATGACAACCGCTGAGGTTACCAAGCTGGTGGGGCTGTTGGTTGTTGCCTATCCCAGCTACGACCGCTTCAAGGACCAGGACCACATCCGCAGCACAGTAGCGCTTTGGAGCCAGATGTTTGCCGATGATGACTTTCGCCTGGTGCAGCTGGCGCTGGAAAAGCACATCGCCACCAGCAAGTGGCCGCCCAGTATTGCGGAGCTCCGCGACATCATGGCGGACATCCAGCAGCCCGGGCTGCTCCCGGTGGATGAAGCCTGGCGGGCTGTAACCAAGCTGATGGGCATGCACGAGCGCCTGTACGGGCCTACTGCAGAACACCTGCCCGGACCCATTGCCCAGGCGGTAGACACCGTGGGTTACGACCAGCTGGTCGAGCTGAGCCGGGCGGCCGCCCAGGGCCGCAGCAACAAGGTGGGCCTGGACCGGGTGGCCTTCACCCAGGCCTACGAGGCCATCCGGACCCGCATCAGAGAACACGCCGGGCTGCCCGGCAAGCTCCAGGTCAGGCTGAACAACGCCCGCCAGCACTATGCCGATGGCAGCGAGAAGCTGATCCTCCGCCTGGAGGAGCAATACCAGGAACGCTGGGAACGGCAGCACCCCTCTGTCCAGCTGCTTCAGGCAGCTGATGAGGAAGAGCCGCTCGGCCTTCCGGAACCCGATTGATATCAAGCCCAGGGGGCTTGTAATAAAAACGAAGGAGACCCAAACCATGGAAACCACCAAGACCATTCAGATGCTCCCCGTCGCCGAACTCAAGGCGCACCCGCAAAACCCCAGGCGCGACCTGGGCGACCTGACGGAACTGGCTGACAGCATCCGAGAAAACGGCGTGCTGCAAAACCTGACTGTCGTGCCCTGGCTGGGCGAGGTCACAGGCCAACCCACCGGAGATTACAAGGTCATCATTGGCCACCGCCGCCTGGCAGCGGCGAAGCAGGCCGGGCTGACCGAGGTGCCCTGTGTTGTCACCATGATGACCCCCGCTGAGCAGGTCAAGACCATGCTCATGGAAAACATGCAGCGTTCCGACCTCACGCCCCTGGAGCAGGCAGACGGCTTCCAGATGATGCTCGACCTGGGCGTGACCCTGGACGAGGTTGTTCAGGAATCCGGCTTCTCTGAATCTACTGTGCGCCGCCGCTTGAAGCTGCGGGAACTGGACCGCCAGACCCTGGAAGACAAGCTGACCCAGGGTGCCACCTTGATGGACCTAATCAAGCTGGAGCAGCTGACGGACGAGAAGGCCAGGAACAAGGTCCTGGCGACTATCGGCACCAACAACTTTGAGTATGCGCTGAACCAGGCCCTGGCCGAGCAGCAACGCAAGCTGAACAAGCCCTTGTGGATTGAGTTGATGAACAGCTTCGCTCAGCAGATCCCGAGCGAAGAAAACAACAGCCGGAAATGGGAATACATGGGCTGGCACTCCTTCGCTGAGGACCCCCAGGCGTTCACGATTCCCGGGGATGCGCAAACAGAGACCTATGGCTACACCCTGGAATCCGGCAACTTCACGCTCAGACGCCAGCGTGCTGAGGGCGAGCAGAAAGAGGACAAGGAAAAGAGCGAGCTGGAGCTGCAGGTCGAGAACATGGAGCAAGCCCTGGAAGAAAGCTCCATCGCCGCCTATCAACTCCGCCTGGCCTTCATCCAGGGGCACAACCTCAAAAAGAAGAGCATCCCAGACGCTCTGCACTTCCTGATGTCCTCGCTGGGCATGGGCCGGAGTGTGGATTCAGGCGCTCTTGGAAACATCCTGGGCGTCCCCCGGGATTTGAAGTGGCAAGAACAAGACGAAGCACGCAAGGAAGCCTTCACGAAGCTGCTGGCCACTGACCCGGATAAGGCGCTTCTGTTCCTGGCCTATGCCACATCCTGGGACAGCAAGGGCGCTGGTTACTTTGATACCTCCTGGCGCACGGACCGCTTCCCGCTTTTCAGCGATAACGAAAAGCTCAACCGCCTCTATGACTTCCTTGAATTGCTGGGTTATCAGATCAGTGACGAGGAGCAGCTGCTCATGAGCGGCGAACACCCCGCCTTCCAGCCTGGTAAGGAGCAGCAGGCCAACGAGCCGGACGAGGAAGACGATGAGGACAATGAGGAGGACGCTGCCGATGACTGATGCGCTCTCCTTGACCGAGAGCCGCTAGGCGGAGCGGGGCTTCTACCCCACTCCCGCCCAGGTGGCGGCCAAGATGCTGGAAGGCATCGACTGGACGTTGATCCAGGATGTTCTGGAGCCCTCCGCTGGCAAGGGCGACCTGGCAAAGGCGGTGGTGACCCGCCTGTCCGGCCGTTCCTACGGCGGAAACGACCGCGCCCGAGGGCAAATTGACTGTGTGGAGTTGGATGAAAACCTGTGCCACATCCTCAAGGGCAAGGGCTTCCGGGTGGTGCACGATGACTTTCTGACCTATGAGACACACAAGCAATACGACCTCATTTTGATGAACCCGCCCTTCTTTGAGGGCGACCGCCACCTGCTGAAGGCCCTGCGGATGATTCGCCGCGGCGGCCAGGTGGTCTGCCTGTTGAACGCAGAGACCATTGAGAACCCCTACACCTTCGCCCGCAAGGAGCTGCTCAAGGCCCTGGATAGCGCCGATGAGCACAGCATCACCGACCTGGGCTATGCCTTTGAGCAGGCCGAACGAAGCGCCCGGGTGCGCGTGTACATGGTCAAAGCGACCATCGAATATCAGGAAAGCACCAGTGACCTAATGGCCGATTTGCGCAAGGCCACGCCGATCCGCGAAGTGGAGCGGGACGATATGGGGCACATCATCAAGGGGGACTGGCGGGAAGCCATTGTTGACCACTACAACTACGAGCTGGCCTGCGGCGTCAAACTGATCCGGGAATGGCAAGGCATGAGGAAGCTGCTGCAAAGCAGCCTGAAAAAGGACGCCTATTCGCAGAGCATCCTTGAGCTAAACATCCACGGAGAGAAGCATAACAGCGCCAGCGTCAACCGCTTTGTTGAGCAGGTGCGCTACAAGTACTGGGAAGCCCTGTTCAGCCAGCCGGAATTCGTTAAGCAGCTGACCAGCAACCTGCAATCCGACCTGCACCGGCGCTTGAGCGAGCTGCGGGATTACGAGTTCAGCGCCTACAACATCCTCACCCTCCAGCACGAGCTGAGCAAAGAGGTCATCGGCGGTATCGAAAAGACCATCATGGACCTCTTTGATGACTGGACGCGCAAGTACCACTGGGATGAAAACAGCCAGAACCGGCACTACTTCAACGGCTGGCGCACCAATGACGCCTTCGCTGTCAACAAGAAGGTCATCATACCCATGTACGGCCTGGAAGACCGCTGGAATGGCAAGGGCGGCTTCCGCCTGAACTTCCAGACAGGCCAGAAGCTGTCGGATATCGAGAAGGTGTTTGACTACCTGGACGGCGGTCTGACCACAAGCCTGCGCCACGCTGGGGAGGTCGTTCAGGATGCCGTGGACAACGAAGGCCAGAACCGCAACATCCCCTGCAAATACTTCGAGGTCACCCTGTACAAGAAGGGCACCTGCCATATCAAGTTCACCGACATGGATGTGATTCAGAAGTTCAATCTGTTCGCTGCCCGGGGCAAAAACTGGCTGCCGCCCTCCTATGGCAAGAAGCGCTACAAGGACCTGGACGCCGAGGAAAAGGCGGTCATTGACAGCTTTGAGGGCGAGGAAAGCTACAACCGCGTCCTGGCCCGGCCGGACTACTTCCTGACCGATGCCAGCCAGATGCTGAGATTGGAGGCCGGAGCATGACCGAACCTGTATTGATGCCCGGAAAGTGGATTACCCTGCGGCAGTGTATCCGCTCAAGCCACGCAAGACAAAAGTCTATGCCATTCACCCCAAGGACGTCCTGGCGCGGCTTCGCTTTCTTCCCCAGGGACAACACCGTGTACGAGGCTGAATGCCTCAAGACCATCACCGGCTGGATTCAAACGCTGAACCAATCGCATCGGGAGCAACTGAAAGCCAGGAAGGAGGCGCAAGCATGAAAACCATTGAACAAATCAAACTTCAACCCAGGCTGATGATCCTGGACCTTGCCCCCGATGGCGGGCGAGCCTGGGCTGAGCTAGCCAGCACCAAGAAGGCGCAGCCTGCCGCCGTCATCTTTTCCTGGGGCGGCGGTTGGGACCATGTGAGCGTGAGCTTCAAGAATCGCATCCCAACCTGGGAAGAGATGGCTGAGGTCAAGCGCATGTTCTTTCACCCGGAGGAAACAGTCATCCAGTACCACCCCCGGGAGGAAGATTATGTCAACAACCATCCCAACTGCCTGCACCTCTGGCGCAACCAGGACAGCGAGACCCCGCTGCCGCCCTGGTGGATGACCGGCCTCAAGCCCGGCGTCACCAAGGAAGAAGCCATCAAGGAAGCCGCCGCCTATTTCAAGGAACGGGCTGATCAAAAGGAGGTCAAGAATGGAAATCCACGATGATGAGTTGTATGTCATGACTTTACGAACAAGAACAGGCGTGACAATGGAAATGACCGTAAAGGGGGAATATGCAGATGCTGTACAGCGAAAATTGCTGTATGGACAGGACGATGCCCCCGTATACATTCAGAACGAGCTTGGAGAGGAAATCGTTATCCGCATGCAAGACATCGAATACGTGAAAGTGAGAGAGTGAACATGAGCAGTTTAGCAAGGACCATCCGGCGCCGCGCCCAGCGGGAGCGCCTGAACACCGTGGCCAGGCGCGTCTGCCCGGACTGCGGAAGTGTCCTAAAAGCCAACTCGGCCACCGCCTACACCTGCAAGAAGTGCCAGAAGCGCTTCAAGCCCAAGCCCAAGCCCAAGAAGGCATGAGCGGCCGCCGTACCAAGAATGTGCGCCGGGGAAACCTGCCCACCAAGCGCTTTGCCGATGACAGGCTC